TGCCACCCGAACTATAAGTATGTGCAACAGTAGAAATTCCTGCATAGAATACAATTGTTGTGCCAGAGGTTCCTACAAGAACTCTGAACACATTGAAAGTTCCCCCGAGAGTATTTGGACTGCTCTTCGGATAAGAATTGCCCAAGGTCCCTATACCAGCTGAATATGGGAACTTAGTGGTTGAATACCCGATAGCTTCAGATGGACAAGAAAGAATAATATCGGAAAGTTGAACATATTCGCCTGGTATTAATCCATGATTTGCGTTAAGTGTAATAGTTGTTATACCAGTAGAATTAGTATAGACAAAATTGGTAATATTATAAGTTGCAATTCCAGTTGCACTATGTGCAGCACAAGAGAATGCAATTCCCGCTAGTTTTACTTGTTTTCCAGCAACAGCACCATGATTAGAAGATGTTGTAATTGTAGCGATACCAGCTATATGATTATAAACAATGTTACTAATATTAACTGCAGCATTTGTTGTATATGATGGACAATTAAAAGGTAAATTATATAAAAATACTTCATCGCTAGTTTCATTATTTGGAACATCAGTTTTCAATAATCCATGAGGAGAATAAGTAACAATTGTAGAAACTCCAGTAACATTATCGTATGAGAATGTGCGAATTCCGACTTCATCATATCCACAAGTAAGTGCAATTCCAGACAATCTAATACTGTCACCAACTTTTAATAAATGACTTTGCAATGTTCTTATTGTAGTAACTCCTGTTACATTATCATATAAAACATTATTAATAGTTAATATATCATTTCTTACATTATTTGTAGGAATTCCAACTACTTTTAATTTATCTCCAACTTTATATCCGATTCCAGGATCATCAAATTTGAATGATATAATACTAGATCCAGATCCAACCTCTACAGTGATCTTTGATTGTTGTCCTGTTCCGGATGTTCCTCCAGTATAAGCTAATCCAAGATTACTATATCCAGTTGGTATGCCAATTAAAACTGTTGGTGGCGAAGTGATAGCATATCCAATTCCAGGTGTAACAACGGTTATAGAAGTAATAATTCCTAAAGTTGTTCCACTTGTACCAACAAGTGCTACTAAACTTGCCCCATATCCAATCGTAGACGCTAAACTAACCGACGGAGATTTTCTATACCCCTTTCCACCATTATTAACGATAACCGATGATACAGTTCCAGAAGCAGAAACTACTGCAGTCGCAGAAGCTACTAATCTAGGTTGATATCCATGTGAAGTGCTTATTGAAACTGCAGAAATTTTACCGGCAGATGGAGCCCCACTTATAAAGTTAATTTTATTTTCATTAGAATCTTCAATAGTAAAGTCAATTACTGGTGATTGAAACACTCCATTAATAAAAATTAATGGATTATTGCTTATATTAGTACTATCGTTGACATCGTTAAATAATGTTACGGTACTATTTCCATCAGATTTAATTGTAAATTGAGTTGCCGCTATTCCAGTAAAAGAACCTGAAATATCGTCAAGTATAATATTTTTATCTCTAGGTTCAGATCCATCAAATTGTCTAGAAAAAATTCTTCCAGAGAACGAAGATCTTGTTTGTATTCCGACTGGACCCGTTAGTCCATATGGAGCGCTTGCAAAAAATATAGTGTCTCCAACTATATTAAATTTACCTTTAAAGATCGTTCCAGACGTTCCAACTGTGTGTATACCAGCTACAGATCCAAACACACCTCTGTCTACATTAAGGCTATTTTGATTCGCTAAAATACTTTTTATTTCTAAATATTCATCATCTAATTTAATTACATCACCAACAAGAACCGATGTTATTCCCGAAACTATTGGTATTATTGTTGTAGTTGAAGTAGAAACTGTAGATCCTAAACTAATTGATAATTTACTTCGTGAAATTGGAGGTTGGACAACATTATCAATCGCAATAATTACACTCGCGTTGGTATTTTTTAAACTTAAGCTATGTGATCCAACACCTAGCTGAGTAATATTTAAAAATGCAGGACTTGTAGATAGTCCCAATAGTCCGAATTGATTGTCGTTTAATTTATAAACAAAAACTGTTTTAGGTAATTTATTTGAACCTAAAACTAAGGGAGAAAAACTTACATAATCATTTACAGATCCACCCAGATATGTACCAGCTATTGATACTACAGAGGTAGTTGCATATCCCACACCACCTTTGACAACATCAACAATAGATACATATCCAGAACTATTTCTACTTACGTTAAAAGTAGCTCCACTTGCATCGTTAGATGGAACATTTAAATATATTTCATTTGCTCTAGTTTGAATTCCTGTTGGTCCAGTTTTAGAAATTACAAACGTTAAGTTATTAGCTGGAGTTGTTCCTCCCAAATAAGTTCCCGCAATAGAAACTGTCTGGCCAACTGAATATCCACTACCACCTTTAGTAGGTGATATTGAAGTCGAAAGTGGTTGACCAGTAGTTGAAGAGTATGATCTGAATACTGTAAATTCAGCTGTAGATCCTGTTGTTGTAAGCCCAATAACTTGAACATATGATTTGGAAATTGGCCCAGCTGGTACCAGAACTGTACCTACTCCAGTTATACTTGTTGTTATTGAAACAGAATATCCATTTTCAAGAATAGCAGTTCCATTTAAATTATAAACTTGCATCAAGATTGTAGAACCACTTCCAACATAAGAAGTTGTAGCTATTCCTATTGGACTTCCATCAGAGAAATTATATTCAAGTTCTTGACCTGTTTGATAATTATGATTAAAAATAGTCAGTGTATTGTTAGAAACAGAAATTACATCTCCAGATGCAGAATTAAAAACATGTTTAAAAAGACTTGTTCCTTTATTTTTCAGTTTAAAGGTAGTAAGTCCAACAATGCCTCCACCCAAAGTTAAAGGTGCATATGTTAATGGTGGAGCTAATGCAGGACCCAATCCAATTATACTTGTTATTATTCCAATATAATTGCCCAAAGACGTTCTAACATCTGCACAATCAGTGGTGCCGTAATTTTCTGTAGGAATTCCTGCTAAACTACTGCTACCTATTGCTACAGTTAAAATTCCAACTAATGTATTAATATTTGTTTGAACATTTATACAAGAATTAGGACTAGTATTGAATCCGGTTAATGGATCGGCGGTAATAGTTAAATCTTTTCCATACAATTGATTTGTAACTGCTTGTTTCATAAAAGATTTTGCAGTTTCAAATACTAATATAGATTGCGATTCTTCACCAACTAATCCATTAGTAATAGCAACTCCGGCCCCATTAAAATATTTTTTAGTATTATAGAGTGTATGTTGATTAGTGCCGTACGATATATCTTGAGCAACACCATCAATAATATATCCAAGATCTCTAAAACATTTTAAACCGCCTGCATTATAACTTCCTGGATTTTCTATAGGCAATGATGATGTTGATCCAATAGTGATAATTGATGTAACAATCCCAACTAACGTTGTAATTGAAATTTGAACATCTGTGCAGGCAGCGGTCGAAGTTATTCCAATAATGGGTGTTGCAGCTGCATATATTGCGGGTCCAGGAGTAGAATTTAAATTTTTTAAAGTTAATCCATTTCTGACTGCAGATCTCATCAAATCTCTTGCTTGAACAAAAGCATATTTTGATTCAGCTTGTTGAGCAGCAATTCCATTTGGAATAAGAATTCCATTTGCAAAATATTGCAAAATAAACAATCTTGCATATCTATTTCCGCCGGTAAATATATCGGTGGAAATTGCATCAACAAAATATCCAAGATCTCTCTTACATTTTGTTTCAGTAGGGGCTATCAATGGATATGCAGCTAAAGTTGCAGCCCATGCAGTATCAATGATTTCAGTTCTATTAATTTGTATTAATTGATATGCACGATAGTATCTTGATCTAGAATTAGTTTGACTATCTCCTGGAAAATAAAATCCAGTTGGAAATCCAACAGCAACTGCTGATAAAGATCTATCCTGAATTTCTCTCTTATTAAGTAAAATTAAATTGCGAGCATCTTTATACCTACTAGCATCGTAATTTAATACATCTTGTATGACATCAAAATTAAATTGTTGTGGAACCGAATTTTGATATAAGGTTGGTGGAGTTTGATTGTTAATGATATATTGTCCAATAAATTTTACGTAATTATATGCAAATAAAGTTTGTTCAATTTCATTAGTAATATATGATGACCCCGCATTCCAATAAGCAAGACCAGCTTCAACTGATCGATTATTTGCATCATATTTTAAATCATGTATGATTGCATCAACAATAAATCCGGTATCCCTTTTACATTTTTCAGCATCATATGTTGGGCTAGATATAATATTTGGATAGTTAAATTCGACAAATGCTACAACTTCTTCTTGAATAAATTCTCTATTTAATTCTAAAAGATCTGAAGCATCAGCGTATCTACCTCGTATATAACTTTCTGTAGTGCCAGTAAATTGAGAGCTAATATCGTCTATTCGTAATACTTTATTTGTTTCATTTAAAATGAATGGTTTAAGTGCGACTCCCTCATTAAAGAAAATTTTATCAGTAGATCCATCTTCATAGGGATCATCTTCATAAACTAGAAAATAATTTTTTCTTGATACAAAATCCATTTCACTATCAATATTAAATAAAAGATTAGAAGAACTGCCCAAAAGATTGGGCTTCATGTTAGTAGATTTAGCAATACCAGATGAAACTTCATAAGAAGTTGGTTTAGTATACAAAATATAATCAGAAAATTCTTGGAATCCAGATGGGTGGACAATCGATCTTACTGATTCTTTCCATGTAGAATATGGTACATCAGTTCTTAATGAATAAGAAAACTTTTGATAATAAAAATTATCAGAAATTCTTTGTTGAAAATCATTTAAAAGTCCGAATGTATTAGTAATATTTTTACTATCTCTAGTTGCAGATAAAGTTGAATCAAATTCAAAAGCATTTAAATATTCTACAATACCAGTGGTTTTCGAATTGTCTCCAGTTATTGAATCACCAATTCTAAGCTCACCAGCAATATTACCGATTCTCATTTGATTTAATTTATTATCCCACCCATTTTCTAATATATTTCCTGAGAATTGTTGTGTAGATACTTTTTCTCCAGACAGATAATTAACATCATCTTTTAATATCATTTGAAATGATGCCATATCTTTCTTGTTTATTACAAAACCTCTTCTATCATCGTTATATGTTCCAAAACTTCCCGTAGCTATTCCGGCCATACTATAAGTTATGGTATTATTTGGAATGTTTACTGCTGTAACAGTAAAAAATTTAAAATCGTAAGATGACGAGTTAAAGTTGGCTAAAGCTTTTGTTTCGGGTGTTAAACTACATTTTTCAATAAAAATTTCATCACCAACAGAAAATGGAAATACGCTTTGAGTTGATCCATAACCAGAATTGACTAATGGATATGATAACGGTGTATTAAATAGTTCTATAGTTACATCATTACCAGATGATGTATTAAACGTATCTATTTCATATCCATTAGAATTGTAAATTGGAATTATTTCTAATGGGGAAGAAAGAGATGTTGAATTTTTTATTATATCAACGGATACTACCGATCCTCCACTAATATTTGATCTTAGTTCAATTTTTCCACCATTTTTTACAAATAAAACTGGAGCTGTATTATATTTTTTACCAGAATTTATAATTTCTATTTTATCGATAGTTCTTATGTCCTTTATTCCACAAACTAAAAGTGCAGACAATTGTGCAGATAATGTTGGATCCGTTGGATAATCAAATCCATCTTTTATTCTTTCTATAATTTCAACTTTACCTATGTCATCGGATATTAGTTTAAGAACGCCATTTTTGCCCGCATTTGATGCAATTGTTTTAATAGTTGGTGTTTTTAGATATCCTCTACCACCAAAATTTATTTTTATATCCTCAATCGGACCAAGAGCAGTTTTAGATTTAGTAGTGTAACTTATAATTGAAGTTGGTAATATTTGTATTTCAACATCAGTTAATTTTTTTGAAGAATTAAAAGAGAAAGTTTTATTATTATTAACAAAATCTATTTTAAGTCTAGTATTTAATTGATGATCAATAATATTAATTTTATTGAATGATGGAACTTCTTTATCTGCAGATATTTGATTTTTAGTTTGATCTAATGGGCTTATTGCATTTAACTTATAATATAAAACTTTTGGGAAATTTGTTTTATTTGTATTGAGATCTACTTTAGAATTTTGTTGACCGGCATTTCCAGATCTACTAATTGCAAATCCTTCGTTAAATAGTCCAATGACTTCAATTTTTCTTGTAAAATTACTATCAGAATAAAAATCTAATCTCATATCCAATAATGAACTATCAGATACATCAAAAGATATAATTGATCCGTTATAGAGTATTATTTGTGGATTAATTAATTTTATCGATTGAGATCCACCAGCAGAGACAGAAGTTAAATCTATTTCTTTAGAATTATATACATCAGCTTCATATTCACAGAAAGCTATTTTGTTAATATCTTTTTTTAGAAGAAAGTAAGTTTTACCATTTACGAGTCCACCTAAGGGATTTTGTGCAAAATAAACTACTTTCGTTGCATTTTTTAAATTTTCAAAAGTAGAATTTTGTATTAAATTTTGATCAATAGAAACATTTGCATTAGTAAATGTAAATTCATTTATTAGAATTTTTCTATTAATATTATCAAAGAAAACTTTATATGTCTCAGTTAAAGAACTTTTAATTTTAAGTTCTATTTCATCATTAACAGATAACCCATGATCATTAACCGTTGTTATTATTCCAGAAACTCTTTTTACAGTAGCCGTAAGATTTTTATATTGTGTAGTAAGTGAATGCGCGGAGCCCACTACACCAAATGCTTGGTTTAAATCCCAAAATTCTACAGAGGTTAAATTAGTTCCTATACCCGAAGAAGTGGTAAAACCAACTGTTGATAGTCCTATATAATCTCTACCTAGATTTACAGCATAAACCGTTTGATTATTATAAATTTGGAATGATACTGCAGATCCAACAACATTTACATATAAAGATGTCCCTCCTACTCCTACATTATACGTTAAAGGTTGACCTGTATAAAATTTATGTTCTGGCAAATAGATAGATCTAGTAGGTATAAATCTAGATTGGAAAGACGTAGTTCCCAGTCCAACTACAGTTCTTGTAACTCCAAGAGAACCGGTTCCTACAGATTCTTTTGGATCAAAAAATACAATTTCATTAGGAATGTAAATTCCAGATATTGGAGTTGTTTTAAATGTTAATTTTTTAGGAAAAAGAACAACATCATCTATTCCAGCAGTATGGACTCCTGTGTTAATAATTCTATTAACAAAAAATCCGGATCTTTCTTTTGATATTCTGGTTATTAATAATTTTTCTGTTCCTATCCCAATAATATCATTTGAAGAAAATCCAGAAATATCATTTACTTTTATAAATGTAGATATTCCTGTAACAGCTTGCGTGGGAATATTTTCTATTAATCGAGTAGTTTTATCTTGAACTGTAATATCACGTAATCCTTCTAAACCTAATGCAGATACTGAGGAGACTCCAGAAATAACAACTGGCTCTAAGTTGGATAATTCATGAGGTTCATTGAATATAGCTTCAACTGTATCTAATTTAGGAATAATAATTACATTTGAATTAGATTTTGATGTTATAGATATATTTTTAACTGTTTGTCCTTTTATTTTGGATACTACAATATTTGCACCCGTTCCACCTGTACCTTGATTATCTAAAATAATCAAATCATTTACTTTATAATCAGTTCCAGGAGAAAATATCGAAACATCTTTTATTGTTCCACTGCTGAGTTTTGTAATTTCAAATTCTTGCTTATAATTTTCAGAAACACTATCTATTAATTCATATCTCGATGTAGCACTATTTAAGTAATATGGCCCAACATTTCTTGTGATTTCATTTGTAAACAAGTCATAATCTTGATTATAAACGGGTAAGAAATTTTCTTCAATTGGTAAATTATTAAAAGATGGGCCAACAAGATATGGGTATTTTGGTTTTGCGACCTTAGAAATATCAATATCTACACTATAAAAATAAGCGTAAGTTCCATCTGGAAACTCTGGAGTAACACAAAATCTACCATTATGTTCATCAAGATCTCCCGATGCTTCATAGGTATAATCATCAACAAAATATCCTGGAACGAAACCTGGCGGCCGAATATCGGGATTTAAAACTGGATTTAAGGCAAAACTGGTTTGAATTTGTTTTATAGATCCACCATCTGACTTAGAATATCCGTAAGGTCCATAAATTGGATTTCCATCATAAGCATATCCAATTATTGGTGAGTGTCTTAAAGAACCAGAAGTTTCTTGATTAAGTATTGTATAATTATCCGAAACTTGATATCTAAGTTTTTTAGGAACAAAATAAGAACAAACCTGAAGCCCTAAATTATAATTTTTACTATCTAAGAGAATCGCATCATCATTTGTATTAATATAATTTTCTAATTTTACTACCTGATTAACTTTCCATTTTTTTATAGTTGGCAAAAATCTTGCACCTCTACCTCTATTTTCAAGTTTCAAAATGGTATTTGAAACTCCATATCCAACTCCACCATCAATTATATTAACTTGAATTAATTTACCTTTATCACTTATGATTGGTTCAATTTTGGCAAAATCACCATCTCCAGTAATAATAATATCCGAATCTATCCTATATCCATTTCCAGGATTTGTTATCTTAACATCGACTATTTTTCCATTATTAACGATTGGAAGTAAAGAAGCTGTAGATTTTATACTAGATATTCCAACATCAGGTCTTCTATGGAAATTTATTATGTCTGTACATCCATAAGAAACACCTGGATTTTCAATATATACATCATCAATTTGTCCTAAAACTATTGGTTTTAGAATTGGAGCAATTATAGAAGTAGACCCTAAAGCGGATATAGATTCTACGGTGATGGTAATTGGTGGATAACCGATAGTATGGGTCCCAATTCCCAACGAGTTAAATTTAATATATTTTGCATTTACATAATCGGTTGTTGTTAAACTACTAATTCCGGGTCCAGCAAAAGAAAGTTTAAATTTATTGTCATCTAAAACTTTTACATAATAATAAAAAGATGTATTTAATCCAGAAATTGCAACATTTGTAGTTGAATATGTAACAAGTTCAACATCGGAAAATCCGTGATTTGGTGCAAAAATATAAGAGTCGAATGTATTAATACCAACAGTTTTATTATCAGAAGATAGGATTGATGGAACTTTTATTTTTCTATTTGAATATCCTTGGCCAGGATCTTTAACATAAATTTCAGTTATTGTATTTTTACTTTTTAATGAATTAAAAAAGTGAAATCCTGAACTAACGCCAACAATATCAATTTCATTTACTTTCCTTAAGGCATTTTCTTTACTATTATAGAGTTTAACCGTATTTTGATTTATTATTCCAACAAAATACGAGGAGCCATTAACTAATCCAGGAACATCCAAATTTGTATTTGAATCATATAGTACTTCTTCACCATCTTCAAAAGAAATATTTGTTAAAAAGCTAATAGAGTTACTAAAACTATCAACATTTATTTCTGATTTAAATCCGAACGCCAATCTAGATTTTACTAGATTAGCCTCTAATGCACATCCTGTTCCATTTCCCCCAAAAATGTTAATTTTTGGTTTTTTTTCGTATCCTATTCCCGGAGAAATTATTTTTATTTTTTCAACTTTACCCGATAAATTAACATGTGCTTTTGCGCCAGTTCCTTTACTATCATTAATTTCAATTGTGGGAGGATCTACAACATCATAACCCGAACCCCTATTAGTTACGTCTATAGAATCTAATGGTCCATAAAAAATATTTTCATCAAAATATGTTGCAGATAATGCTTCAACACCATTTACAAAAAGTCCTACTTGTCTATTATTAGTTGATCTTTTATTAAAATCATCTACAACAGAAGGTTCTGGAGTAAACGGGAATTTTTTAAATATTTTTTGGTGTTCAAGTAATTTATTTTCATAACCACTAATAACAATAGTATCCGAAGAAATTCCAGATTTTACTTCAAGATATTTTTTAGAAAAAATATCAGACTTACTAAAAGATAATTTGATATTGTTATTATCAATAACAGTTACATAATAATATCCAGTAGAAATTCCAGAAATACTAAAATTATTAGTTTTATAGTATACCAAATTTCCATTTACATAATTATGACTTGGAACATAGAAAGAAGATGTAAGTCCTTGTAATAAAGCTGGTCTATTTGGTTGATTAAATGTTGCTACAGTTCTTTTATCATCGGTAACATATAAAGTATAATTTGGTAATCCAGAAGATGTTACATAAAAACATTTTTTGTCTTTACTAAGATATGTGTTTTGAACTCCTGCAGGATATTTTGAAATTTCAGGAAAATAATTAATATTATGATTTGCTTTATAGATCCTTTTTTGTATATATTTTATTTCATTTACATTTATACTTGTTTGTAATAGTTGTACTAATATTTGATTACTATATTTTTTAATTGGATCGGATAACTCATAATTTATATCTAATATAGAAGCTTCTACATAATTAGAATTTTTATCGTAAACAAATATAGATTCTTGTTTATATGTGGAAATTTTATCATATAAAGTGAATCTAAATTTATTAGTGTCTACTTGTTCTGATACCTGTATATCATGTTGTGTAGGAATATTGTATATCCAAGCATTAAATTTGACATTATCTAATAAATTTTTACCAAATGAACTTAATTTTAGTCTATCACCCAACCTTAAATTATTAGTTTTTTCAACATTTACATTTTCAATAACATTTATGACTCTAAATTCAACTTTAGATGTATTTCCAAATCCAACGTAACTAAAAGCAAATTTATTCTCCGTTAAGGGTAATCCAAATTTTAATACTTTAGTTACTCCACTTACTCCTAAAAGTTGATTGGACGTTTTATTTAAATAGGAAATTTCTATAAAATCCGAATTTTCTGGTTTAACTAATATCTTACCAGATTGAGCAAATCCAACAGTAGAATCTACTAAAATATTATTAGAACCTACAGGAACTTCCTCTAATATTTTTGTTTGACCAGAAGCTTGAAAAGTTCCAGAAATAGAGGAAGAATCTAAAGAAATTTCATATAGACTTTTTCCTGCAACAGGCCTAAATTCAATATTAAAAATTGATCCACTTGCAGTCGTTTCTCCTATTTGTTGGATCAAGAAATTGCCTTTTGTATTTACAGGATTTTCTCCAGAAATTTGTTCAACTAAAAGATTTTTAGTAATAAAAAAAGTATCGGAAGATGGTTTTAAGGTGTAATCATTTGGATTTATTACATCAATATCACTACCATATAATACTTTAAATAAAAACTTATAGGAAGAATTTGTGCCTTTAGAAATATAAAAATTTCTCGCATTTAAAAGTACATTTTCTACAGAAATATTTTCATCAAAATCTCTATTTTCAAATCCAAGAAAAAATTCATATTTAAAATTTTCATAAAACTTAAGTAAAAATAAATTACTCAAATTTTGAACTATAGATTGTGCAGTATGTTCTTCAGCACTAGTTTCAGAAAAATTTAAAAACTCAGAGTTCTCAAATGATTCTAGTGTATCAATTCCAGAAAATCCTCTGATACAACCCTTAAATGAATTATTTGTTTTTGAGGTATATGTAATAATTTCATCATCTATTTTCAAAAGTCCATACGTATTTGGCCAGCCATCTGTACTAACTACACTTATTGTATCATCATAAGTTAAAATATCTTCTGTTAAAGTGGTTTTTGTTACTAAATTCGTTGGAGTAAATTTTGATGAATTTTTATACTTGTTTATATTTAATGCAAGATCAATTGTTCCCGATTGATGCTCCAAAGACTTATAATATTGTCTTAAAAAGTCTACAAACAGAGGCGATTCCTCTAATAAAAATTCAGGTATTTGTGATTCTATGAGAGAATCGATTTTTACTCTTTTAATTTCTGACATTTTATCTTGTATATTGTCCGTTTAGGTAACTTGAAGTCGGAATATATTGTGTAGCTGAGGTATTTTCACCAGACGAAATGCTATCTTCAATCATATTTACAATTGATTTTCCAATATCGACTTGAAGATATAAATCTTTTAGTCCAATGACATCATTTGATTCTGGGATAGCTTGAACTTCTATAACACCATTATCCATAGACACCTCTGTTATATTTACCACATCTAAAAGTATTTCTCCAGTTTTATAGTTAACGGTGCCAGCATTGGATTTAACTACTATAGGAACATTATTTTCTAATTTAAAAAAGAATATATTTCCGAAAATTGACTTTTGTGATGCATCCAGATCCGCTGCTTGGCCTTCTACAGTAGTAAGTAGTCTTTCTGCATCTGCCATATAAATGGTATCCGAGGTTCCAAATATCTTAAATCCAGTTGATTTAATAGAATATCCATCTTTTTTAATGTGCATTCTATTCCCAAAACATAATTCATATGTTGCTAAAGTATTAAATTCAGGAACTAAATCTCTTCTCATTATAACTTTTGTTATATTTGATGTAATAGATTTATCCGAATCATCTATTAATCCTATTACTCTACTATATTTAAATCTTCCGCCAAAACTATTGACATCAGATGATTTGGAATATGATGTTAGTGTATTTAAAATTTTTCCTTTAATAGATTCTGGGCGAGTGGATCTATTTACATTATAATAAACAGAAGAATCCAGTTCTATATACAAATACGATAAGTCGATGATTTCGGGTTTAATTCCCGCTATTGAATATTGTTTTAAAGATCTTGAAATTTCTTGTTTTGTTAATGTTGATAAAAATGTACCATTTCTAGGTTTTATTGAAATAAACACTTTCCCATATTCGGGCGGATCTAACTCCTCTCCACCATAAGCGGTAACAGAATCTACATTAGAATAAATGTAGGGAATAAGTCCTTTGTAATCATTTGCAGTTACTGCTCTATATTGAGAAGCGTATACTCTGGGAGCTAAATATTTTATTGAGTCAATAGCTTCTATATCATCTCCATTTTGAGATTTATTTGTTGTAAGTAACAATGAAACTCCAGATGTAATTTCCTCTAAATTATTATCTTTCAAAATACCAGAAAAAGTAAAATTTGAAGCTCCATTACCAGAACTTCCATTTGTTACAATATAACTAACTTCAATCCTACTTCCATCTGGAGGTCTTTTCCCTAAAATATTATCTCCAAATCTAATTTCATATTTTTGATCGGAAACTTCTTGAATTAAAAATATTCTAGAATCTTTATTAATATTTAAAATATTATCGTAAATAGTATAAATTTCTGTAACTTCATCAGTAACTTTCATTCTAATTGTGGTTGTATCGATATTTGCATTTGGTAAAATAAATCTTTGATTTGGTTCAGAATAGTTCATTATAAAAGTACTTATTAAATATCTACCTTCATAAATTTCTAAATTATCAAAATTTGCAAATCCAGTATTTTCAATGGGACTGGTAATATTTTCTGGAATTGAAAATATAAAATTACCAGATGTTACAGCTCCCAATGCAACTGTTCCTGCGTAAATTGTAATAGTTCTTGACTCCAAACTTTGACGCATATCAACGGAAAAGCTAACTTTAGCCCTTGAAGATCTCTTGGATCTAGGAACATATCCTATATTACGAGCTAAAGAAACAACATTTTCTCTAAGAGTTGCGCTATCAAGAAAAGTTTCATTTACTGCCATATTTGTATTATAAGCAGTAATATAACTATTATAAGCTAACAGATCGATTAGTGTAGAGAAATTCGATCCTTCAAAGTCAAAATCGGTAAAATTACTATTTGAGCGCAAATATTCCTTGATCTGCACTCTTAGATCGTTAAAGTCTAAATTTGTGAATTGGTTAAATGCCATTAGACTCTAGTTGGTTGTAATATGAAATCTATTGTTTGAGTTGGAAGTGATAATCCGATTATATCGTAAAATATAACCAAATTTAATTCATTACTTTCTTCAGGATACTTAATTTCAACTGAGATTAACTTTATTCTTCGTTCAAAATTTTCAAGTAAAGTTTCAATATCAATTTGCAAAGATCTAGCTAGTGTAACAGATTGAAGTTCAAAAAGAGAACTTTCAACTCTTGTTCCTATAATAGAATTGAAAAATTTTTCGCCATTTTTAGTTCTAACTAGATTAATTACAGATTTTTTAATTGCATCTGCATCATTTAAAGACAAAATATCATTAGTGACAGGATTTCTAACAAATGAGAGACTGATGTCTCTAAATTTTCTAGAAATCCTGTTCATTACTCAAACTAAGGGTATTTATTATATGTATAAGACCTTTTACCACTTTTTACCATAGGTTGGTTCAGTTCCATATGACCAATCATCGTAATCTTCATCATTACGAATCTTCTCATGTAGTTTATTTTGAGCTCTTACTCGTTCGGCAAAGAATCCATACCCATAAGTATAGTGTCCGCTATAATCTTTACCTTCGAAAGTCACTAATTTTGCTTCTAAATCTTCAATTTTCTTCAAAAAATCGTCAGATCCATAATCAGTAATCAATTTTGTGGTTCCCCACGTTTCCTTCATGTAATTCGAGTCTCTATCGACTGGTAGATTTGACATTTTAGCTCCTGATTTGTTAAATCAGAACTTTTTACGGGGTTGCTATCCCGAAATTTCTTCTACCATTAGCGATTCATACTCATCTCCGAGTATTTTCTTAAGATATTCCTCTTTCCAATACGTATAATACTCGGTTTTTGCTAATTTTTTGCGAATTTTGCTCAATTTTACCTTAGATTGACACAAAATTAAGTTAAATTTCTTATTATTTGTCTGAACTCCGTTGATAAACGTAGGTTGAGAAGCGCAGTCTTCAAAAAATGTATAATAAGGGAACTTTTCATTGTAAACCTCTACCCATTTTTTAACTACATCGAGTCTCCAAAAGTCATCTACAATAAAAATGATGACATCATACCCAGGTTCGGGTACAATCTCATCAATTGGACATTCCACAATTTTAGTATTTGACTTAGAAGCATATGGACAAACAGAAAAACCACCAAGTTCTTCTCTTTCTTTGGCTACTTCGTTAGCCCATTCTTTAATATATGTTTCCTTTTCACTCATAATCATCCTGCTGCAAGAGGAGAATTCGGATTTGGTGGTGGTGGTGCAGCTCTAAATTGAGAAGCAACATCATATCCAAATACCTGTGCGGTCTCAGGAGGTGTTTCTGGAGAATCGGAAAGATTTGGTCCAACTTTAGGTGTTAACTCTTCCATGGTTATTTTTTTATAAAATAAAACTTGAATTATTTAGACTTCTTGCCTTTATTTGCTTTTGCTTGAGTTTTGATACCTTTATATCTTTTATCTGGCCGGCAAAGATTACCCTCTCTTACTGTTCTTTGAGTTTTACTCATTTTCCTTGTCCTCGATAAGGTTTACGAGCCTTGTTACGGCTTGTTGCAGCATATTTAGTTCCAGTTCCCATACCTTGACGAGTCAGTTTGGGTTTTCCAGGTATATAACCTACACTTTTATTTAATCCACCTTTTGATTTTACTGCCATTTCTCTAATACCTCACAATTGGTTTTATTTGCGCGCCGAAATTGTCTTTTAAACGCGCCGAACATCAGTCTCTAGGAGTTAAGGACTCTTATCAGATAATACGAGTCTTTTCATGTCCTACGCGAATCTTCGGATCACACCAGATCTCAAATCCCGCCTCTTTTGCATCAAGACAGAACGATACATCTTCACCACACATATCTTGAACCTCTCCAGAGTCAAAGACTTGCATCTTCGGAGCGAACCAGGGATACTCCAAAGACTCAAATACACCCTTCTTAATCAGAACCCATCCAAACCCCGTATAGTCTACAGTAAAGGGCTTACGGCGCTTACTCATCGTCTCTCCGGTCTCGTGATTCATCACACCGCCATTGTTCTTGAAATCATCTTCTTCAAGCCAATGAGCAACTGAAGTTGTTTGGCCATCCTCTGTCATATACCAACCAGCTGCAATGTCTTTTTCCATTGCAACGAGACGATAAAACTTCTCAGTATCAAAGACAATATCATTATCAATCCAGAGTTGATAATCATAGTTTAATTTACCATCCCAAGGAATTTGTTTCGGTCCACGAAGAACATTTGCACCTAAACACTTGCAACGTGCAAAGTTGACCATAGAAGAATAATCTTGCGAAATTTGAATGCTTGCACCATTCTGCACAAGATCAAAACAAAGTTGAACAAAATTCTTTAAAAAGATATAAGAACATGAACGACCAGGAAGACAAAAAATAATTGTTTTACCTTTCACCAGTTCTTTTGAAGCCTGAAGATCAAACTCATCTTCATTCTTTTTTGGCGTCGGCGATGTAGCCTTGATTGTAAATCCTTTAGACATAAAAATAGAATTGCAACGTTAATATTCTACCACTACAAATCAATTTGTGCAATGGTTCTTAAGTTTATTTAGAGAGCTAATTCAGAGACAATCCTCTTCAATTTTAACAAGGAGATCTTCAATTTCATTTTTAAGAGATTCATTAATTACTAGAATTTTATCAACATCAAGACGATATTGAATACAATCAAGTAACAAATCTTTCTCTTGATAATCCAATTTAAGTTCCATATATTTAATTATCGATTTCAAACATTATATATGATTTTCTATAGCCTTATTTTAACATATTACCAGTAATTTGCAATGCATACCGATCTTTAAGGCTCATGTTATAAAAACTATGTTTCGTATCATTCTCCCAACAAAAACAATCTCCGGATTTCCATCCAGAGAATGATTGATTCTCAATTAAAATTATTTGACCAGGTTCCCAATCTTCCAACATAATCACCGATCTTACAATTGTTTCAGATGTAATATTAAAAAGTTCCTTATATCGTGTATATGAATCACTATGATAAGGTAAGTAACTTGCTGGTTTAAAAAGATTGATCGCACTTGTTAAGTCTTTTAAATCAGAAAACCATGTAAAAATATAATCATGAACACATGAAGGCATTGAATTTGGTTCTAAGTACTTATAGATGTTTAAACTTTCTCTTTTATGTCCAACAGAAAGATAATCATTTATTTGATAGTTATCATGAAAAGGTGCTTCTGTATAAGATAACTGCGTAAATTCTTCAATATTCCACTGAGGAGGTATATGAAATCTTTTCATCTTGATAAAAGATTAATATTATCTCTAGTTATATAAAGATCATTTGGTTTACCATAACAAAAAAATTCTTGAAGACCAATTGTATCTCTTAATTTTTTCCACCATAAATCATAAGCTTGTCGAGTAAAAAGTATATCTCCTCGATCATCTCTTGCCTGATTATTTTCATAACTACCAAATTCTGTACTTAAAGTAATTAATGGTAAACAATAAGTTTTTCCACAATGACCTAAAAAGTAATCTGCTGTTGATGGTGTCGGTCTTGCAGATCCAGCCATGTTAATATGTCTTTTTGTATCCGGATGAATAAAAGAACATTTCCAATCCTTTTTCGCAGACCATTTAAAGTTTCCGTTTAATTGATGAAAATTATATTGACCATCAATATAATGAATCTCTATTAATTTTTCTGCATATCTTCTTTTGATCAACGAAGGGCCTAAAGAATGATATGGATGAATCGGATGTAAGAAACAAGGAATCTCCCAAAAATTTTCAAATCCTAATTGAATGCAATCCCAATCATAAGGCAACTTTGACATTAAGTAGTTCCAATCAAAATGCATATACTCGATGTATTTTAAATCATGATCATCTTCCATTAGAAGAAGATACGGATCTTCTGTAGTTCTTAACCAATTTTGCAAGAAATCAATGTATGATATTGCTGTACCTAACTCAACTCGATGTAAGAGACTTTCTGAATAAATTAATCGATCTGAATTCACTATTAAGTGTTTCCAAGATTCAAATTCTGATGCTAGAAATTTAGACGCTGAAATTCTCTCATAATTTTTAATTCCGACCATCTCAAATTGATTCTCAGTATGCACCCTCCGATCTTCTCTCTGATCTAAATTTAAGTAATAAACCTTGGGAATATTTTCTAACTTATTTTGAACCATACTCAAAAAGATTATAATATTATTATTTTATCATTAACTGATGACTTATGCAACGGACTTATACTGTGTTCAAATTCTTTTTTATATGCATAACAAATCCAGTTCCGTTGATAGAATTTCCAAAATTATCGTAAACATCATGGAGATATAATTTATTGTTTCTCCAACACTCAGACCAAAGTTGTTCATTTGTAAATCTCCTATCTTCATAGATGTAAATGTCAGCATCATCCGTAAGAAACTGTGATATATTATCCCAGAGATCTATGTGAAGTTTCCAGTCAACATCTATCATTTTTCTTTCATCATTTGAAGTTAGGAGGCCTCCTTCCGATAAGTATTCCAACTCAGATTCTTTAAAGGTATTTTTATTAGGTCTCCATGGTGGATTTGCAACAAACAAATCCCATTGTTCCGATATAGGAATCTCACTCAATAAATCTTTTTTATACGTCGTAACTTTATCATGAAGATTATTGAGAGCTATTGTATAGTGACAGTCAAGTATTGCAAGAGGAAACTTATCAGTTAATACTAAGTGTCTACAAATATTATCTGCAAGTAATTGGAATCCTATCGATCCATGACCACAACACCACTCATGTGCTCTGTTGTATATTTTTTTACCAGTCTTTTTGATTAACTTGGAGAATTCTTTATGACAACGAAAACCATCACAATCAACCTCCTCATGATATAAGATCGTTAATTTTCTTTTGCCTTTACCAATATTATTGTACTTGATCATTTTCGGATTTTTTTTTTTGAGTATTTATTGGACCCTATAGTAATTTATGGCCGGCAAAAAAAATTTTGAATACGAGAGGCTTTATGAGCGCTTTTTGGGGTCGTTATAGATTAGGGTAGTGAGCGGTTTTATATACGGGGGCCACCGCGCCCCGCGCCAACATAAACCGCGCACAAAA